TTCTTTGCGGCTTTTTTTTCATCTGCAGCTTTTTTTGCGGCTTTTTTTTCATCTGCAGCTTTTTTTGCGGCTGTCTTTTCATCTGCGGCTTTTTTTGCGGCTTTCTTTGCATCTGCGGCTTTTTTTGCGGCTTTCTTTGCATCTGCGGCTTTCTTTTTCTTTGCAGCTTTCTTAGCAGCTTTCTTTTTTTCTTCAGTATTATCATTTACGTTGATATCTTTTATGTCTAATTCAATATTTGTGGTCATTTATGAAATATGATTTTATTTTAATATTTTAATTTTATTCTAAGCACATTATTTTTTTCTTTGTTATTTTATCTAAAAATAAAGATATTATTGGCCAAAAATAATTTATGTATATTTTTTTACCAGTAATAAAATATTTAACTAATTGATCAACATATAATTCATTCATTATTTTTGACATTTTGCCTAAAAATTTTTTACTAAAATTTTTAGGATTGATTCCTTCTAAATCTAGATAAATATAAAATTTACCCTTTATTTCATTATTTTCATCACTTATTTCTATTGCTTTGTTAATTTTATTAATTGCTGTATTAATATAATCATTATATCTTTTTTTTTCTTTAACAAAATAAGCCAAACGTATATGAACTAACCCAAAATATGTTTTACCATCAAAATATTTTTTTGTTTGAAATAAATAAAAATTTCTAAATGATTCAATTTTATTAACATTTTTCATTAAAGTATCTGAATTTAATAAAGATATATCATTAATATTATTATGTTTTTCTAGATTATTTATCAAATCGTTTTTTTTATACTTCTTTGATAACATTTTTAAAATTTCTTTATTCTTTTCCATAATTTTAAATAAATATATGTTAAAATTATATAATATTTTTAAGTTTTTAATATATTAAATTATTAACCATATGATTAGGGGAAAAATTCAGTTTTACTGTGGAGAATTTTACGGTTTTTTCCAACAAACTGATCCAAACGGATTAAAGCCGCCCGGTATATTTCTGAATAAAATAATAAATGGTGAGAAAAAAAATGATAATATTTCAATAATCCAATCTGGCATAGGGACAAATAGGATATTTGCAAATGTTGATATTACGAGAAAAAATACATATTTAATTCCAACCAATAGCCATAAAAGACCATTCAACATTTTTTTAGCACCCCAAAACATACCACCAAATGGAGAAAACAACATAGTGCCGTATGACAGGGGTTTTCTCTTTGTTTCCTCATCCAATAAATTATATATAGCTTTCGCTAACCATATAAATACAAATAAAAGATAATAAAAAAATAAATATGTATAACGTCCGATCATATATCCTTCATATTTACAAACTTGATTTTCCATTTCTTCGGCAATTCCTTCTATTTTGTCTCTTTCCGCAGCAGCTGCGGCATCTCTTTCGTCGTCTTCGCTAATTGTTCCTATCAACCCTTCTATTGTGTTTTTTTTAGCCTTATTTTGTTCAGCAATAGCCTTCTTTTTTTCATCAAGAAATGTATGTCTCTCAATTGTGTCATTTATATTTTTTAACATATTTTCATCTGCTCCATCTTGTTTTAATTGAAATTTTAACTTTTTTTTTGCATCGGTAACAACTTTTTCAACAGTTTTATCTGTTTCTGAAAGTGAAAGTTTTGCACCTTCTTTTATTTTTTTAGCTTTATTTAACTTTTCAACCTTTTCTATATGTGATTTTTTTGTATTTACATAACTAAAAATCAATATTACAGCCAATAATAATATTACTTTTATAATAAAAATAAAAAATTCTGTTATACCCATTATAGTTATAATAACAATACAAAAAAAAAATAAAAACAAATAATATAAAATAATGAATACAAATGAAATTGGATTTGTTTTTATTTTTATTTCCGCATTTGGATTGTCTAATTACTTTGTTAAACATATGAAATTAAAGAAAACAGCTTTCATATTTTATTATATATTTGTTGGTTCTTTAGGATTGGGTTTTATTTATGATGTATTTAAAATTGCACCGAAATCTAAATTTCTTTTAAATAGGTAAATTCTCTCAAGAATTATTAAAATTAAACTTAGTTAAAAATATATTAATTTATATATTATGAATGATGGACTTACAAATATCTGGTTAAATATAAATGATTTATCACGTTACCCCAACGATTGTGATGATTTTATGGCCATAGATCATTTGCGGTGTAACAGTGGTTATTGTTTTTTATCAAGATCAAAAACAATAAAAAATGTGGCCATTATGTATTGTATTGATTTACAACACCAACCGATTTTAAATAAAAATTTACATAACTTTAATATTAATGATATTGTTCTATGTAAATTACCGTTATGGAATACATATGTTCCGGCTAGAATAATCAATGTGAATGATAAATTAACATACGGTGACGAAGAAAGTTGGTATTTAGAAGATAACGAGGAAAATTCTAAAATAATGAATGAATTTGGATATGGAACGTTTAATTTATGTTTTCCTAGCTGCCCCGACTCTGATATTTATCTCACTTGGCATAGTGGAAACAAAATTGTGAGAGAAAGAAGTATACTAACTTATAAAAATGTTTTACCTAAAGAAAAAATACAAACCAATATGAAACTAAAAAAAAGCAAAAGTTATGATAATATTGCACCATTTTATTTAAATGACAGTGATTCGGATGATGAGGAAATAAATAATTGCATTGAAGAAATGATTATAAAAGTTATTAATAAACCTAATGTTAGTTTGCATTCGGGATTATTTGATAAAAAAGACAGTTCAACGAGTGAATTATTGAGATATAATTTAGCTTGGTTAAATTATAATGATAATTATATTAGTATATCTAAGAAACCAATAAACATTTCATATAACAACATTGAGCAAAAATTTTTATCAAATGTGGCTATTATTCATCAAAATCATTTAAAATATATTATTAAAATACAATGTAAAGCGCAATGTGGTATGAAAATAATCAATAAAGATAATTTTACGGATAAAGAAAAACGATTAGAACCACAAGATGCAAAATTTTTTAAAAAATATTTTGAATATACTCATTTTTTAAATACTAAAACATATTTATATACTTATACTGGGCAATTATGTACACGAGCCAAGAAATATCTATTCAGTATTAATAAAATTGATATAAAATAGATTAAATTAAAATATTATAATAAAATGGATTTCAATTGGTTATTTATTTACCCACTTTGCGTGTTTATTTTTGCAGATGAATTTGAATGGTTTTTTCCAAATTTGAAGACATTATTTATGTCCATTAAATTGGTTGTTGTGTTATATGTATTTATTATTTTAATACATATAACAATTGCGCTATTTATGAATATTTTGAAAAATAGTTTTTCAAATCATTAGTTTTTGAATAAAGGGTGAACACCTTCGTCGTGTAAAGACCCATAATACTGCATTTTTTTATATTGGCACCCGGGATTTAAAGACCAGCGTCCTGACCATTAGACACTCCAAAAAAATATACCGACTGTGGGAGTTGAACCCACTACCACAAGATTAAAAGTCTTGCGCTCTACCAACTGAGCTAAGTCGACAAAGATTAAAATCTTCCCATTTGTTAATAATCTATACCAATTAAATTATCGTTATAATCTTGGATTTATCTCCCATTATTTAACACATCTGTGGTCGCCAGATGTCAACTAAATCCGTTCTCCCCGTTTATCCGTGCTCCCCGTTGTTCTGCTCGGATTTGAACCAAGTTCCGTCAAAGCGGTGCTCACCAAAAGGCCAGAACATTAACAGTGCTACCCTCAACGAATGCGATAACCTTTATATACATTTTGTTGCGTATTCTCCTCCACATAGATTTTGGCTCGCCAGCCTCGCTCAAAACAGGGGTCGAACCTGTGACCTCACGATTAACAGTCGTGCGCTCTAACCAACTGAGCTATTCAAGCTACCGTTCTCCCCAATAGCGACTCCTGGTCTTGATCCAGGGACCTTTAGGTTATGAGTCTAACACGCTTCCACTTCGCCAAGTCGCTTTATTTTTTATCCGTGCTCCCCGTTATCCGTGCTCCCCCAAGTGCCTAAAGAGGGATTTGAACCCACACGTGCGTACACATTCGGTCTTAAGTCGAACCCCATGGACCAGACTCGGGCATCTAGGCTTTAGTCTTTCTCACAAATTAATATAATAGTTATCCTTTATATTATTTTAAAAATAGTTTTAAATAGTTTTTAAAAATTTCGCATCATAATTGCCGGTGGTTTTGAACCCGGAAACCCCCAATGCATTTCTTTGTTAAAATTTTCTAATGTTTGTTTTTTATAAAAAATACTTGACATTAGTGCAAATATAAATATTAAAAATAAAAACAAATATTTTTTGTTATTTTCCATTCTTACCAAATTTCTCATAAATTTCATTGTTATATATATATAATAATGAATAAAATTATTACTGTTATTGAAATGGGTTATATTGTATATATGTGGAATTATTTTAAAACAAAGTATTCAATTCATAATCTTTGGGAAACGCCACTAATGAATCAGATACCAAATTTCTTTAAACACACAATAAATACAGGAAATTATGAATCAAAAATTTGTCCACTTGGTAATGTCGCCGCTTTTGCATTGGCTCTGTGGGTGTTTTTTCGCGATATTATTGTTAAAAATTCTCTCAGGTTAAAAAAAATAAATATATTTATATTTTCTCTAGTTTTGGTATTATCATTTGCTATGAATCTTAATGCATTTATTTATTTTATACCGGTTTTTATTTACGAGTTTTATTTTTTAAAAATAAATTGATTCAAATTTTCAACAGTATATTTATTTTATTAAATATTTTATTAAAATGTCTCGTCGTTCAACCCGTATTAACTCTCAAGAGGATCCCGTACCACAATGGTTTTTTGCCTCATTTACTGGGGATAGATCAGGTTCTATGCATTCGGTGGAAGGCGCTGGCGCAACAGGACTTTACGATTGGGTTAAAACTATGAAAGAAACCGCCGAAACAAATAACCAAACAGGTTTCATTTCCGTAACAACATTTGATAATGAAGCTAAATTAGTATTTGATAATGTTAATACAAAATCAATTCAATTTACAAAGGCTGATGCATTAAAAGAAATGAAACCAAAAGGCACAACGCGTCTTTATGATACTGCTATTGAAGACATTGATAGATTATTATCCAATGTTGAAACATTTCGCAATTCACTTCCAACATACTTAAAAGAAATAAATCCAAAGATTGCGGTAACTTGGGTTTGTTGTACTGATGGACACGATAATGCAAGCACTGATAATTCTACTAGTGAATTCAGAGATAAAGTTATTTATGCAAGAAGTAAGGGCGTGGAATGCTTCTTTATTGCGGCAAATCAAGATGCCGTTCTTACTGGAAATCAATATGGATTTAGCGGAGATAATTCATTATCATTTTCGTCAAACAAAAAAAATGCCGAGTTTGCATTCAAATCTGTTTCTGAAAATATGAGACAAGCATCAACTGGGTCGTCTAATATCCAGTTTACGCAAAATATGCGAGTGGCGTCAATTGATCCAACCGCAGTATTTGATAGTAAAAAAGATTACTATAGTTCAAACATATCTCTTAAAACGGTTAATATACCTCCGAGACAACTCTTTAAAAATATAAGATTATAAAAAAAAAATTATAATATTTTTATTAATACCAACAACCCTCGTTTCTTTCTACATTAATTAATAATGGTTCTTTTTCAGGATCATCTTTATCACTTTCTTCGCGGGATTCTATACTTTTACGATTATAATAGCCCGCATAATATCCACTAACAAATGGACATTTTTTATTACTGTTTTTCTTAAGTATTTTTTTAAAAGTTTTCCCACATTCATCATTTAAAGCTTCCAAATATCCTCTTGCGTACTCAATATCTTGTCTTACAGAAATTTTCCTTTTCATCTCTTCCTTATTCCACATTTTTATTCTTTTATTTTTAAATTTTAATTTAATATTTTTCAGTTTAGCATTATTATTTTCATTTATATTATGTATCAATTGTTCCTGGATATTTTCGCTTAAAAGTGATAATTCGTCTAATTCATTATTAATATCATTATTTTCATACCAAACTTCACTTGATACAAGATTATGTCTACACATTGGACAAGAACTACTAGATTTCATCCAACGAAAGAAACATTTTTTACAATATCTGTGATTACAAGTTGTATTTACAATATTTGTGAGATTTAATTTCATATAACAAACAGAGCATTCATATTCTTGTTCTTCTTGTTCTTCTTGTTCTTCTTGTTCTTCTTTTTCTTCTTGTTCTTCTTGTTCTTCTTGTTCTTCTTGTTCTTCTTGTTCTTCTTGTTTTTCTTCTCCTTGTTTTTCTTCTTCTCCTTGTTTTTCTTCTTCGCTATCTGAAAATATATCAAATATGTCATTCAAATTATCCATTTATTGAATTATGTTTTGTTGAATTGTTGATAATTTGCGTATTTGTTTTTAATGCTTAAAAACAAATACGCAAATTAAAATCAATTTAAATTGAAAAAGTTTTTTAATATTATAATTATATAAAAAAATGCTTTCTACTATTCAAGTTAATAATGCAATTGAATGGATTGGTGAGAACCCAATTGACAATGATTTATTACAAGAAATCGTTTCGGAAAACACAAATACAATTGGCCAATTAATTTTAAAATATACAACGCGTTATAATGATTTATACAATAAAAAACTCACATCACCAATGACGGAAAATATTTTCGCATATATTCGCGATGTTTACGATAAACACCCGAATACTTTTTCCAACAATAACATTAATATTGATAATGGTATTGTTGATGATAAGAATAAAAAATCTGTTCATTTACCAAAAATAATTCAAAAAATTCAAAATGAAAATTATAAACTAATTAAAAAAAATGAAAAACTTCAAAAAGAAAATATAGAATTGAAAAAATTAATAGTAACGATTTCTTAAACTTCCTATCCACCTGTTATGCGACATATTATGTTGATTTCTTGTTGTGCCGGCCCTAGGTGGGTCATCGCTCTTATGTTCATAGTTAGATATAATTTCATTTTCTTCCGAAAAATCTTCTATTTTTCTCTCATAATTTCCTTTTTTAATAATAGTATTTATTTGTTTTATATTTTTTTTAACATTTTTTAAATCATTCATTGCTAAATTTAATTGTGTTGTCATTCTATAAGATAAATTGGTTAAATCTTTATTTAACTCTGTATTCATTTCTGTCATTTGTGTATATTTTTTTTTTAGGTTTATTATTTTATTATTTTTTATATAATAAAATTTAAATGAATTCTGCTAATTTTACAGAATCAAATACACCTTCAATAGGTGGTCCATATTTTTTTATATAAGCAAGATAACGAAGATCAATCGTCGCCGTTGCTGTAATATCAAACACAACCGAACTTTGCATTTTACTACTTCTTATTTGTTCTGCTTGTAAAGCTATAATTGTGTCATTTAACATACCATTTTCTATGTAACATAATAAACCACGATTTAAAACACCAATTGTTCTCAAAGCGTATGTTGAAATTAAATAAGCATCATCTTGTTTAATCATTTCGGCTTCATTATTTGATATATCTATATTTTTAGCAAGAGATCTAATTTCTTTGGTATATTCATTTAAATTAATCATAAGATTTTCAGTTGTGGTTTTTGTTATTCCATTTACAGTTATATTACGTGTCATTACATTTGTACTGGGATCCAATACAAGATAACCCTGTTGAATATTTTGTTTTAATTCATTCATACTGAAATCCATATATGTATTGATAAACTTTTGTTGAATTGTTTGGATTAAATCTTTTAAATTGTCATCCAATAAAGCACCTCTATTTATTTTAACGCCGGTTATAACTGCGGTGTCATTTATAACATTTACTGCGTTTGATAATGAACTAATACTGTTCGTTGAGGTTGTTTTTACCCTAATTGAATTGCTATTGGCAACTTTTACACTAGATGGCAATGATCCAAAAGATGATATTGTAACGTGATAACCCGGCATTAATATACATATATTATATTAATTTTAATAATTATTTTAATTATAATAATAAATTGAAGTTATTTCTATATTTTTTATACAATTCCTCATATTGCTTTATAATATGATTTAAACGTTTTTGTGTTATTTTTAATTCTCGTTCAAGTTTTATATTTTTAAAAGCTATTGTTTTGTCGCGTTGTAACATCTTTTCATTTATATCATCGCTTGTTTTTTCTTCGGTTGTTATTTCATTGGAAATATTTTCAAAAAAATTCGCATCTATTAATTTTTCTTCAGAAAATGATAATAATATATTATTATTTTGTTTATCTCCACAACAACCTTTGTTCATTTGTTCCCTTTCAGATTCTTTTAAACTTGAAAAATTTAATTTATTTATTTCTGTGTTAATTTTTAGTATAATTTTATACATATCTTTGTATGAAAATGTATTGAAGTTAATATTCATTTGTATATAATTAAATAAATATTGAATTAAATCCAATAAAAATATACTATACGTTTTATTAATTTTATTATTAATAATATTTATTTTACTAAATTTATTGAATGTCTGCTTTTCAGTACTATTTGAAGATAATACTATTAAATTTGATATTTTTTTTTCAGTATTTTCTAAAAATGTATTAAAGGTATTTTTATTAATATCATAATAATTTTTTAATTTCATTGTATTATTCTTATTATAACAATCAAAAAATAAAAATATTCTGGAATTACTAAGATTTAAAATTTTATAGAAATAATCAATGGTTAACGACGCCATATTATAATCTTCGGGCAAAAATAGAGTATTTTCATTCTTTTTTCTATATAGTGATTTCATTTTCATTCTTTCTTTTTCATAATTATCGCTACCTTTTTCAAATTCTCCCAAAAAATTACCATATCCGGAAAAATATAAAAATATAAAATCGTTTTTATCACTCGAACTAATAATTTTTTTTAAAGAGGATGTTATATTAAAAAAAGTTGCATTCTCGTAAGTCGGTGAATCACTTAATATTTTAACATTTTCTTCACTCACACCATTATAACTTATTAAGAAATCATTTAAAATTTCAACGTTATTTATAGGTGATAGTAATTTATCTTTATTCATAAAATAATTAACCCCAACCAATAATGCTTTTGATGGCATATAATATATATATTAAAAATATATTAGTTTTTTATTCTCCACACATTGTGTTATAAAAATTTAATTTACTCATTGGGAAGAATTTTTTAACATCTCTTGCCGATTTACCAGAATTCCCAGAAGGATCAAAAAATGTTAATTTTGGTACTATTAATTTTGAACAAATTCCCTTCTTGGCATACGGATAAATAATTTGCGACGATCTTTCAATCGTACCTTCTCTTAAAAAAGTTGTTTCTGGCACACCCGAAAGATCCAATGCTTCAACGACAAATCCTTTATCAGTCCCATTGCCAATTAATCCGGCATCAGGTTTGCCAAATACACCGGCGGCAGCATTCCACTGTCTATATTCGTCAATACCGTTGGCCGAGTTATCTATGACGGTTGAATTTTTAAAGTCAATAAAGGAGTTATGGACATCGTCAAATGTTCTGATTTTAAATTCATCTGTATTATCCATCAATTGGACATTGAAGCAATTTCTATTATTTGAAATGTCGGTTTTTCTACTTTCATAAAACCCGTCCACGGCTCTCATATACGATTCATAATTTACAGCATTTCTTATATTTTTAGATGCATCCAAGCAAATACTATTGGAATATTCTAAAGTTTTATAGATATTTAAATTTCTTTTTTGTATCATTCGTTCACTTGATGTCAACGGTTCAATTTGTTTTCCAAACATTGAATTCATTTTTATTTAATAATATATTTTTAAATTCAATATATTATTCTAATTAGTCCGTTTGCAAAGTTATATCAATTTTCCACACGTGAGCATCCAACATAGCTACTGCTCCGCCACTTGCATCCTCACCCTTAGACAAATTAGTTGCCCAGTTCGATAAATTTGTCTGTTGTCTTCCAGCTAACCAAAAGTATCCAGATGCGTCGCCATTTGAGTAAATATTGTTATTGCTGACAACGCCGAAAACACTTTTGAAAACTTCTAAACTGGTACCCGAATTATCACTACTAAGAGTTGTTCCGGAAATACCTAAAGCATTACCAACGGCGGCATTCATACTTTGAATACCTCCCGAAATATCCATTTTCAAAAATAATCTTGGTCTAACGTATAATGATACGGTGTTTTCTTTTTTAAATACAAGTGGTTGTGGGTGAGCATAGTTATCATCACTCATATCAACACCACTGATATCTTGACCACTCATATCCGACATATTGGTAACCAATAGCTGTTCGTAAATGGTTTGCAATATACCAACTTGTTTTCCATCGCTGAAGCTTGCGGATATATCGGTTAAGTATTTACCAGGTGCAGTGGTTGGGTTGGATGTATCGAGAGTAAGAGCTCTGTTTGATGCTGCGCCATTACTTGATACGTCCACCAAATTGGTCAAATTGAAATGACTCCCTATTTGACCAGATAAATCGCAATTCTCTAAATCTGTCTTTATTGTATTTTCTTGAATAAAACCTTGAGAGAATGGATGTCCCATTAAGTGGGTTGATGCAATTCTCAATAATATCTTATAAAATTCGGTGCCATCCGAATCAATAAACGCAGTTTGGTGAATATCGGCAGTAGCAATACTTGAAGAAGAATCTTGAACTTGTCTAATACCATACGGTATTCCGTATCGTTTGGTGTTGGTTCCGTCTATACCGGCCAAACCAAACATTTCACTGGGTGTGGACCCGGTATGTTTTATTATCGATGTATCAAAAAAGAAATTTTTAATTGCATCTCCGATGGCATTTTCCGGACTCCCACCATTTTTATAAAATAATACACCAGATGCATCATTTGCCGCACTGTAATTATCACTTACATCCGAAAATAATACATTTTTCATTGCGTTTATAAATGCTGTACTTTGCGCTTTTGTTGCAGACACATTTAATTTAATGTGACTTTTTATAGCATCCCCAGATATATCTTCACCAAAAACTGTCCCATTTGCAGAAACATCAAAAATTAATGGTATTTGAATTGTAGACATTATATGTAATATATATATTTTTTTTTTTACAAAAAATATATCATAAAATATATCATAAAATATTTCCTAAATTATTACAATGTTATATCTATTTTCCAAATGTGACCATCTAACATCCCGTGCCTTGTGTCTGTGGAATATTCCAACTGACCAGATATATCACCATCTATTTCAAGATTTGTTTGCCACTGATTTAGTTTTGGTGAAACCGCTGGATCTCCTCTCCCAACCAACCATCTGTAACCCGTCGGATTAGTTGGTGAATTATTAATACTGAAAATTTCATTAAATAATGTTCTTCCTCCTCCACCAGATAAATCGGTATTAAGTGTGGTTCCTGAAATACCCAGTGCATTACCCACAGCCACTCCTCCTAATTTAGAAATGCCCGCAGCTGTATCAACCTTAAAAAACAAACGCGGTCTTATATAAAATGTCACAACATTCCCTGCTTCAAATATAAGGCTGTTTGTTACACCAAAAACAGTTGTTTGATATTGACCACTTGTATCAACAGTATTTTTTATTAATAATTGTTCTTGTATACTTTGTAATGCTGGTACACGAGTCCCACTCGCATCTGTTACGGTTGTATTAACTAATGTTTTGGTTAAATCGTCCAATTTAAATGAGCTTATTAATTGTTGACTTAAATCACACGCTTTTAAATCGTCTTTAACTGAGTTTTCTTGAATAAAACCCTGTGCAAAAGGATGGCCCATTAAGTGAGCTGCCGCAACTCTTATCAAGATTTTATGAAATTCTGTACCATCTGAATCAATAAACGCACCATCGTAATAATTTGCTTGTGTCCCAGATGGATCGTCCGTTGTTTGTAAAGCACCGATTGGTATACCATACGCGCCTGCAGTACTTCCAAAGCGATCAGAATTAGCAGTTCCGTTATGTTTTATGACTGTACTATCAAACAATAAGTTTCTAATTACCTCCCCTAAATCACCCGTTTTACCATTTGCGAAATTTTTATAAAAGTAAACACCAGATGTATCTGACGTGGTGTCGCTGGAATAGGAATATAAAATATTTTTGAATCCATTTATAAAATTAGTTGATTGTGTTGAGGTCGCTGCTAATTTTAATTTAATATGTGTGTCCACTTTATCACCCTGGATATCTTCGCCAAATAAGGTCGCGTTACCCGACATATCAAAAATTAATGGAAAATGGATAGCTGGCATTTATATAATCTATATATTTTAAAATATTTTAACAAATAAAATATTTTAACAAATAAAATATTTTAACAAATAAATATTTTAACAAATAAAATATTTTAACAAATAAATATTTTAACAAATAAATATTTTAACAAATAAATATTTTACATTATTCACAATGTAATATCTATTTTCCAAATATGCGCATCTAACATTCCGTGTCGTGTATCAGCAGAATATGCCAATTGACCAGATATATCATCATCTATTTCAAGATTTGTTTGCCACTGATTTATTTTTGGTGAAACATCTGAATCTCCTCTTCCAACCAACCATCTGTAACCCGTCGGATTAGTTGGTGAATTATTAATACTGAAAATTTCATTAAATAATGTTCTTCCTCCTCCACCAGATAAATCGGTATTGAGAGTTGTTCCTGAAATACCCAATGCATTACCAACCGCTGCCCCGCCCATTTTGGAGATACCAGCAGCCGTATCAACCTTAAAGAATAATCGCGGTCTTATGTAAAACGACACAACATTCCCGGTTTTAAATACAAGACTTTTTGTTACACCAAAAACAGCGCCACTTTGATCTTGACCACTCATATCTACAATATTTTTGTTTAATAATTGTTCATAAATACTTTGTAACACTGGTACGTGTGTACCCGAAGCATCGGCTATTCTCGTATCAACGGTTGTTTGAGTTAAATTATCTAAATCAAATGAGTTTATAATTTGGTTACTTAAATCACACGCTTTTAAATCGTCTTTAACAGAGTTTTCTTGAATAAAACCTTGTGCAAAAGGATGTCCCATCAAGTGAGCTGCTGCGACTCTTATTAAGATTTTATGAAATTCTGTGCCATCCGAATCAATAAACGCACCATCGTAATAATTTGCTTGTGTCCCAGACGGATCGTCAGTTGTTTGTAAAGCGCCAATTGGAATACCATACGCGCCTGCAGTGCTTCCAAAGCGATCAGAATTAACAGTTCCACTGTGTTTTATGACAGTACTATCAAACAATAAATTTCTAATAACTTCTCCCAAACCACCTGTATTGCTATTGGCGAAACTTTTATAAAAGTAAACACCCGATGTATCCGATATATTGTCACTTGGATCAGAATAATAAATATTTTTAAATGCGTTAATGAAATTAGTTGATTGTGTTGATGTTGCTGCTAATTTTAATTTAATATGTGCCCCAACTGCTTCCCCGGAAATATCTTCACCAAATACAGTTGCATTGCCCGACATATCAAAGATCAATGGAATATCAATATTACCAGTTGTTGGATCAACGTATGTCCAGGTAAACGTTGATGATACTGTGTTATTATTACCTGCGGCATCTGTAAAAACACTTGCAGCTACTTTTACTGTTACTGCACCAAACGTTGTTGGTGTTAATGTTGCTGTATATGTTGTACCTGAACCAGCAAATGAAGATAAAGCACCATTTGTTACTGTAACATCGCCTACCACAAAATCAGTAGTTGTTTCGCTCGTAACAAATTTCATTGCAATTCTGTCGTGGACAGTTGCGCCACCCGAGGAAACATTCACTGTTGTTGATGTTATTGTTACGGTTGGTGCTGTTGTGTCAATATCATAATTAGATGTTGTACTTGACACACCAGTATTTCCCGCTAAGTCAATATAAGTATTAGCCAATGTTAATACATTTGTTGCGTCTTCCAAATCATCCGTAGGTGTAAATGTTCCTGTCCAAGTTATGTTATCCGAACTCGTCATCGTTGTCAATGTACCATTTACAACTGTTATGTCGGCAGCGGAGGAAAATCCCGAAACTGCTTCGCTGAAAGTAAGTGTTACGGTTGAGGTATCTCCCTTCTTTAATGCTGAATCTGATAAGACGAACGACGTCACCGCGGGGTTCGTTTTGTCAAATCTCACGCTACCGGACCCAGTTGTTACCGCAGTTCCTGCATTTCCGGCCGAATCGCTGAATGCTATGCTATATGCGACACTACCATTCGTATCACTTGAATTGGTCGTGTAAACAGCAGTCCAAGTGTTTCCAGATGCGTTGGCGTACGCTATTGATGTATCCGTGATTGCTGCACTACCACTTGTAAAGGTTACAACGGGTGTTTGAATGGTTTCACTTGCGGTAAATGTAAGTGTTACGTCATCACCTGCTTTTGCAAGAGTGGGCGTTGTGTTATCCGATGCGATGCTTACACTTGATAATGTTGGAACGGTTTTGTCAAATCTCACGCTACCGGACCCAGTTGTTACCGCAGTTCCTGCATTTCCAGCGGAATCGCTGAATGCTATGCTATATGCGACACTACCATTCGTATCACTTGAATTGGTCGTGTAAACAGCAGTCCAAGTGTTTCCAGATGTGTTGGCGTACGCTATTGATGCATCCGTGATTGCTGCACTACCACTTGTAAAGGTTACAACGGGTGTTTGAATGGTTTCACTTGCGGTAAATGTAAGTGTTACGTCATCACCTACTTTTGCAAGAGTGGTCGTTGTGTTATCCGATGCGATGCTTACACTTGATAATGTTGGAACGGTATTGTCAACTACAAAGGTAGATCCACTTGATGGCGTTGCTGCAACAACATTTCCAGCGGCGTCTGTACCTACCGACAATGCAATTGTTTCAGTTCCATCTCCTGCTGGCGCTGTGTAAGCGTATGTCCACGTTGTACCACTTCCAGACATGTTTGTAGCGGCGGTTGAAGAAACTCCTGAT